AGAGCACCAGAAAGACGTGTGTTTACTATTGATGTAGGTAATATGCCTCCACATAAAGCAAGGCAATATTTGGAACAAGTAAAATATGAGGTACAGCAAAAACGAGTACCTAATAAAAATAAAGACGGACAAAATGTTATAGATGCCGCCTACAATCCAATGAGTATGTTAGAGGATTATTTCTTCGCCGCAACTAGTGAAGGCAGAGGCAGTAAAGTTGATACATTACCAGGTGGTGAAAACTTAGGTCAAATTGACGACTTAAGATACTTTAATAACAAACTATTACGTGGTTTAAGGATTCCAGCAAGTTACTTGCCTACAGGACCTGAAGACGGAAGTGCAACATACAATGACGGTAAAGTAGGTATTGCTTATATACAAGAATATAGATTTGCTAGGTATGTTGAAAGACTACAAAAACAAATACAAGAAGATTTAGACAGAGAGTTTAAGTTGTTCCTCAAACACAGAGGCATAGAGATAGACAATCAAGACTTTGATATTATGTTTAATGCTCCTATGAACTTTAGTAGTTACAGAGACCTACAGTTGGATGCCGAAAGAGCTAACCTATATAATACTGTAGCCGCAACACCATTCCTTTCTAATCAGTTCAAACTTAAAAAATATCTTGGACTTACAGAACAAGAGTTTAAACAAAATGAAGAAATGTGGAGAGAAGAAAACAAATACGAAAAATTTGCAGACGATAAAACTCCAGCAGATCTTAGAAATATTGGTGTAAGGCCAGAGCCTGAAGCCGCAGTAAATCCTGACATGGAATTATCTCCAGACCAGGTACCACTTGAAGATCCTTTAGCAGATCCGCTAAATAGTGATGCAGGAGTTGTTCCTCAAGGTGGTACACCACCAGGATCTCCAGAGAGTATATAATGAGACTAGTAGAATTTTATAACCCAGAGTTTGATGATTTTCAGAAAGCAGATTCAGAAAAACGCAGAAAGCCTAAACTTACATTAGAGAAGATAAGCCAGTTGCGTAAAGTAAGGACCATCAAACGTGCTGAAGATATAGAGCATAAGAAATTTGTGTCAGTAATGTATCAGGCACCAACAGATCCTAGTGCTGGTGGCGGACTTATCTAATCTATTCAAAATAGAAATTGTTAATGACGGTAGGCCAAACGTTGATGAATGTTTAGAGCAAGACCTTTTAGCAAACAAATCCAAAATATTACAAAACGGTTGTTTAATTGACTTTAGCACAGAGTCTAATTACTATCTTAAACATGCAACCGACAAGCAAGATATATTTTCTGCTATTCATACCATATTAGATACAGTAGGAATACCTGCTAATAAAGTACATTTAGGCACAGGAAACTTACTTAATAAAGAAAATTATAATACATATACTGCTTTAAAAGAAGCAGAAACAGATAATTTCCTGCCCTTTAAAAGTGCCTTTTTCAAGGATTTTTGGTGTAGTCATACATTATCCTTGCATACAGATTATAGCATTAATTACGGTAAAACAAATAAACCCAAATACTTTTCATGCCTTAATGGCAGAAAAAAGACTCACAGAGAGTATGTCTATGCATATCTTAAACAGCACAATTTATTAGATAAAGGTGTTTCTACTTTTGTGTGGAAAGGTATTAGTGTTGATGGATATAGTACGCCAGAGGACATTACAAGCCATACTGTACAGCCTGATAATTTTTATACAGTATTTGATGATACATATTATGACATAATAACAGAAACACTTACAGGTAATGAATCCCGATTAGATTGGTGGCAAGAAGTTTTTATTACAGAAAAGATCTGGAGAAGCATTTTTTATAAACGACCGTTCATGGTTATAGGCAACAAGCATACTTTAAAAATATTACAGGATTTAGGTTTTAAAACTTTTCATAATGTATTATTTGATGAGTCTTATGATGAACTTGACGACTTTCAAATGAGAACTTACAGGGTGTTAGAGCAAAACAAAACTATTATTGATACCCATAGTCTTAAACAGTTAGAAGAAAAAATATATTCTAAAGAAGTTGCTGAAATTATAGAGTATAATTACAATAAGATAAATAAGATTGCGAATGTTTACAGACAAAGTAGATAATCGCTGAATCAGACATAAATCACTCAGAAACAGCCCATTTTAGCATAAAAACACAACATTACTATAAGTATATAACAAGTACACCTGAAAGTATATCTTTCTGTGTGCGATTTAATTAATATTGGAGACCACAATGTCAGAATCAAGAACACAATTAGAAGAGATTCTAGAACTGTTACTTGCAGAAGAAAACGAAAAAGCGGAAGAAATGCTTCATGAGTATGTTGTTGCTAAAGCAAGAGCAGAATATGAAAAAGTTCTAGACGAAGACGTTTCGGAAGAAGTTGCAGAAGAATCAGAAGAAGCAGTTGAAGAATCAGAGGAATCTGAAGAAGAGGCTGTTGAAGAAGCAGAAGAATCAGAAGAAGAAGCAGTTGAAGAAACTATTTCCGATTCAGACCCTGCAGGAAGTTTTACAGACGAAATAGCAAGAGACATCGAAGAAGTTGAAGGCGACGAAATGGAAGAAGAAGAAGGTGATGAGGAAGAAACTCATGACGGTGATTTGGAAGACAAAGTCGACGAAATTGAAGACGAACTTGAAGATCTTAAAGCAGAATTTGAAAAATTACTTGCTGATGAAGAAGAAGGTGACGAGCCTAAAGATGAAGATGAAGCAGAAATGGACATGGAAGACGAACTTGACTTAGAGTCAGTTGAATATGACCTAGATGAAGAAGTTACAGATGAAGACGAAGTTGTTGAAGAAGCAACTAAGTTATCTGACAAAGTTGCAAAGCAACCAGTAACTAAAGATTCTCCAAATGACGACAACAAAGATGCACCACTTCCAAGTGGCGGATCAAAAGTTGAAGCATCTGGATCACCTGTTAAATCTAAAGATGGCGGCGAAGGCAACCACGGAGATTCAGCAAAAGATCACACACCATCAGACAACATTAAAGTTGAACCTAAAAAGGCATAAGTCTTTTTAAACTGAGAAATATCAATGGCTAATAAGTTATACGAATACATGAGTCCAGAGCAATCTAGAGTCCAAATTTTGGAATCTAAAGATGGCAAGGATTTATTTATGCAAGGTTTATTCATCCAAGGCGACGTAAAAAATCAAAATGGAAGAGTATATCCTAAAGACGAGATAGCAAAGGCTTGTGATAGTGTAAAAGAACGCCTTGGAAAAGGCGAAACTGTGATGGGCGAGTTAGATCACCCTGAAGAGTTACAAATAAATTTAGACCGTGTAAGTCATATCATTACAGATTTGTATTGTGAAGGTTCGGACGGTTTGGGCAAACTTAAAATTATAGAAACACCAATGGGCAATATTGCAAGAGCATTATTGAAGGCAGGAGCAAAACTGGGTGTTAGTAGTAGAGGTTCAGGAAACGTGAACGATAACGGAAACGTTTCAGACTTCGACATAGTAACAGTGGACATTGTGGCACAACCAAGTGCACCTGATGCCTACCCAAAGACTATATATGAGAGTTTATTTAATATGCAGGGCGGTGCACAAATGTTTGATACCGCTTCAGCATTAACACATGATAAAAGTGCAGAAAAACACTTGATGAAAGCAATCACTGGTTTCATCAATGATTTAAAAATATAAGTAGGAGACTACTATGGCAGTGAATTTTACAGAACTACTTGAGAATGCAGAGTTAACGGAAGACGTTAAATCAGCTCTTCAAGAAGCATGGGAAGGTAAGATTTCTGAAGCAAGAGAAGAGCTTACAGCGGAACTTAGAGAAGAGTTTGCACAGCGATATGATCATGACAAAAGTCAGATTGTAGAAGCAGTTGATAAATTTATTTCTGAAAAAGTTGAGGCAGAAATTTCTCAAATTGCAGAAGAAAAACAGTCCCTTGCAAACGACAGAGTAAAATACACGAAAGCAATTAGTGAACATGCTAAAGTTTTAGACAGATTTGTAACTGAAATGGTTGCTAAAGAAGTTAAAGAACTAAGAGCAGATAGAGCAAATACTAGTGAGCATGTAGCAAAATTAGATAATTTTGTAGCAGAGCAACTAGCAACTGAACTATCAGAGTTCCACGAAGATAAAAAATCTTTAGTAGAACAAAAAGTCAAAATGGTTAAAGAAGGCAAGAAGCAATTAGCAGAAGCCAAAATTGATTTCATTAAGAAGGCGGCAAACAAGGTCGAAGGCGTTGTTAATTCCGTAATGACTAATGAAGTTAAATCTTTCCGTGATGATATTACTAATGCACGTGAAAACGACTTTGGTCGTAGAATTTTTGAAGCATTTGCGAACGAATATGGTACTAGTTACTTAAACGAAGCAAAAGAGATCAAGAAAATACAAAAACAAATTACTGAAATGGAAACAAAACTTAACGAATCAACGCAAGTAATTGCTGAGAAAGAAGAAGCAACTAAATTAGTTGAGTCTAAGTTAAGGATTGCAGAAGACAAAATGACCCGTAAGGATACATTAAACAGTCTAATGGCACCACTAGGTAAAGAGAAGAAAGAATTGATGTCAGATTTACTTGAAAGTGTAAAAACAGACAAACTGGAAGAGTCCTTTAATAAGTACTTACCTTCAGTATTGGATGGAGAAGCACCAAGAGTTAAGAAGACATTGTCAGAATCCGTTGTCAGTGAGCACACTGGCGATAAGGCAGTTGTTATAACAGCAGATGCCGATGACAAAGCGGATGATATAGTAGAAATTGATATGATCCGCAAATTGGCCGGACTTTCAAAATAATTAGGAGTTATTAAAATGGCAAACTTATTTGAAAGCAACTGGTCTGCAACTAAAGACGCATTACTAGAAGGTTTATCTGGAAACAGAAAAAACAGTCTAGACGTTGTCCTCGAAAATACAAAGAGACATTTGTCCGAGGCCGCAACAGCAGGTGCCACAGGTGCAGGTTCAGTAGCGACATTAAACAAGGTTATGTTACCACTAATTAGAAGGGTTATGCCTTCTGTTATTGCTAACGAACTAGTAGGTGTTCAACCTATGACTGGTCCAGTAGGGCAAATCCACACACTAAGAGTTAGATATTCTGAAACTGGTGGTGGAGCAACAGCAGGTGA